GAAGAAGTAAACCAAAAGAAAGCCCACGTACCTTACATCTAACACCTTAAGCTAAAAGACTCGCTGTACCCTCGGTCCTACTCGGCGTGGCCTCGGCGAGTGAAGAGGAAGGGGAGGGAATTTTAGGGTAACGGGTAAATCTGGGGTATCTGGTAGGGAACAACTCACAAGTCAAAATTGCGGAGCCAAGCTCTGCGCGCGTCCCCGAAGGCACGCACGCAGTACCCAACTTCCACAAATGGGCGGAAAAGCCTCGCGTACTCCAGCGGTCCAAGATGAACCGCCAAGTCCGTGGTTGACAGCAGCTTCTCTCGCAGTGTGCCCGGCTTCGCGTAGCGCAAGTGGTCTTGTAAGTTGCGCACATCCATCACTGGTTTGAACAGGAATGGGAATTCTTCATCAGGTTTAAATCGACGTTTGAGAAACACAACGTCTGCCAAAGTTGAAACTTCTGGGAAAACAGAACTCTTATCAGCTGGAGTAATGGTGTATCCAAGCTTCGCAAGTGATTTGCGAAAGCGCTCCAGAGGCAGTGGCTGATTAGCACAGAGTAGTACATCATCACCATACGTAAGAAAAGCGAGATCGCCCTCTTCGTAATTGGTGAAGACATCATACGCTGCGGCACGCAGCACAATGTTGTTCATCAAACAATTTAGAATTGACGTAGCACTGCAACCAGACGGCAGCGCCCCTTCACATTCGTAGTAAGTGTCTCCAAATTGGTGTTTTGAATAACACAATGAATCAATGTATTTTTGGAGTCTCACATCGAACCCATTCTCGGGGGACAAGAGTTTCTTTAGGTACTGAAATACTTTTGGAGAATGTGAAGCATCAAAATTTTTGTAATCAATGTCATAAACATAGTCCCATTCCAAGATTTGGTAAGCAAATCTAGTAAAGTCTACATCTGGATTGCAACCAACGGCTGAACCAATGCCTAATCCATTGTTAGCATGCATTTTAGCTGTAAATTTTCCAAGCAGCATTCGGCCTGCCACCACGTGGTCAACGGCGGCCACCTCGACCACTCTGGTATTGCCTGCCCGGACTTTGGCCTTACTCCGGAGCTCATCTTTGAGAAAAGTCTGAAACACATGCTTTGAAAAGTCACCGCGGAGGAACTCCTGGAGCCTCTCGGCGGCGGGGCCAATCAATTGAGTTTTGTCTGGGTCAAACAGCGCCTCTCTTGGAATCCCCGCTGTCGTGTAGGGTAGTCCAGGTGACGTTGTTGTCTCCACTGAGTCCAAATTCTCAATGCCAGTAACAGCTTCATACTCTGAAATGATTCCATTGTCAGTACCAATCTGTGCAAACAATGAGGAAGCATAAGCCTCAACAGCAGCCTCCAGGTGCTTGTCCATAGAAGTGTCCTCTGGATAGCGCCTGTCATTCTTGTGCAGAAGGGTCAACTCAAAACTGTCAGGTTCCTCGAGCCGTCTGTCGAATTTGGACAGGACGGCTGGTTCCACGTCGCACTCAAAAGTGTTGATTGCGACAGTGGGTCTCAATTTGGTTTTGCGTGGGACATGAACTGGAGTGTGAGTGGTGTCAAAATACGTCCAGCCCTGGGCGACTGGGTCACCCCAAACTTTGCAGATGTTGTTTGCGGACATCTTTGTCAAGTTGCTGGCATAACCAACAAGTCCAGTCCCAGCACAGTGAAAGCCAATTATTTTACCATTGCCATTCTCATTGGCAATCACTGGTGCACCACACATTCCAAGGTGGGTTGTAGCCTTGTATGAGCTAACATTTGGGAAGGTAAACCCATCAAGCGTAGTAATCTTTTGGGTACATCCAATGTATGTGCCGTGCACCACGGCTCTTCCTGCCACATTGTTGTTAACAAGAATAAAAACTGGTTTTCCACGAATAGGGAGGGTGGAGGCAAGGTGGTGCATGATGTTTTTGTAGGAGGAGCCGCGCTTGTCTGGAAACTTAACCGCGACAGCGTCACTTGGCATGTCAAACTGATCAATTACATCCACTGCCTCCAGCTGGTCGCGAGTTGCAGAATTGCGTCCAGCTGTAATGTGTGTCCAGTCCTTTATGAGAATGTGTCTAGGCATAATCATTACTTTATTGTAGAGATATGTGCCACAGCACTCGGAAACAATTTGGGACAGTGGACCGTTTTCTGTTTCAATTACGGTCGACACTGTCACTGGAACCACATTGTTAAGAAGTGAAAGAGAATTTACTGTGAGTCCTGTGCTAGCTCCTTGTGCTACGAGCGGTACACCTGGATCCACCTCGCACACTGGCCCTTGTGGAATGTGGGCCTCGACGTCAGGCGTGACGTCGTGTGAGGGGCAGAGGTTCTCCGCACGAACAGCGAGCTGCTTGCGCAGTCGTTGTCTCACATTAGGAATGTTGTAAGCACGTGACTGCTCAAAAATGCAATCCTCATCAAAGTCTTCCCACGCGTTGTACACCGGTTGGCGCACAGGTTTGTGTTTGCGCGAGAATTCCTGATAAGTTTTCACTCCCGAGTAAATCACGAGAGAAAATGAAAGAATAGAGGTCAAAAGAGAAAGGGCCAATGCTGCATCTCCAAGAAGATTTCTGACACGCACGCCGTCCGCGAACCACTCCTTGATTTTCTTAAGAATGGATTGCTTTCGACCATGAATGCCAGAAAGGAATGCAACACGTTCATAAAAGTCAGCTTCAGTTTCCTTAAAATGAAAAGTTGGATTTTGTTCGACGAAGCGTCTGCGATGTTCAGCAGTTCCGTATTCGTCATAATATTCCCTGTCTCTCTGGTAGTGTCTGTCACGTGATTGGGCAAAGATGCCACCGAGGTTCGAGCGCAATTGTTCACGCCTGTCAACCTCAACGCAAATTGCCGAGATCACGTCATACAGGTTAAGCACTCGCGCGCCACTGCGATTTGTTCGTTGACAGTCACGCAGAGCGCCCTTCAAAAGAGGGACATGAGTTTTGAACACAGCCAATTCAGGGGGAATCTGGGTAGGTTGCGTGGCTTTGGCGTAGTCCAGCCTGCCATCCACAGTTTTATACTGATCATCTGCGCTAACATCAATCACCTTCCAATAGCGGCGAGTGACCGCTTCTTGGTCTGAAACTGTGACAGGTAAAAAGTTCTCATTTTTGTTGGTGGTTGCAATAATCACCGGACTGGTGAAAGGAATACCCTTGTGTGCCAAGTCTGCAACGGGGGGAAGAAACACTGTGGAAGAAACCATCTGGCAAAAGTTCCTAAAGTCTTTCCCATCGGGGTTCTGGCCAAGGTCATCAATGATGACGACGTTTTGACCAGCGTACCCGTCAAAGAAGTCTGAATCCGTGGGAAGAGTCCAAACTGATTCCTTGCCTGTGTTCACTATGGATACTGCCTTGGCGATGACAGTGGCCGCAACACTCTTTCCCTGACCAGCGCGACCCTTTAAAAGAATACACACTGGTTCGGGTCGGGAGTAAGCATAGCATTTGTTGGCCAAGTCTTTCCATGCTGCAGCTATTGAATTAAGTCCAGCCTCAACAGCATCATAGTGGTTCTGGAGGTACAGCTCCTTCTTCTGGGCACTGGGTGTCATAAATTCTGCTATGGAATCCGCGTATGTTTGTAACACCTTGTCGCGGAGAGACTGCATTGGTTTCAATTGCTTGGAAAGTTTGCCATAGCAGCTTTTGAGGAAATCCAAAAACCATTGCACATTTTTGAAAAGATTGAAGAAACCATTCAAAACTGAGAGAGTGGAGGAAATCCCCTCGGACAAAAGGGCCTGATTCTCCTCGCAATGAACGCGCTGGGCGAGTCGATGCATCAACCCAGGGCGCGGACGAAGAGTGGGCTCAGGGCCGCGGCTTTCACGAAAGTGAACCCGCGGGACTTGTCTGCGAGCTTGTTCATAGGGGATTGGTTCTTCCTCCTCTGGAGAAGAAAGGTCTGAAATAAAGAATGGATTTTCAACAGCGGTTTCATAATCAGAGTATCCCATGTCAATGACGCGTTGGGCGCGTCGCGCTGTCATGGGATGTCTGACTACTCTCATACTGCGTGGCCTAGGGTAGACCTGGGGTCTGAATTGAGGAACCTCCGGTTCTCCATCTTCGGACTCGGATGACGAGTCGTCGAAAAAGGTGCGCCGGATAGACCTGTAGGTGTCTTGTGCGCGTTCTCGCCACGACCGACGGGGCGCCTGAAGATTCTCCTGATACTGCACAGCTTGGCGAAAGTCTGCACCATACGCCATGCGCTGCTCCTCGGGAGAAACTTCCGGCGCACGGGGTTGCTCGCGGCGGAAGCGACGGGTGAGGTCTCTAGCAAAGTCAAATTTCAGCCCAGCATCTGCAAAAGGTTTGGTCAAATATTGCCAAAAAGTTTTGTAAGAAAGTTGAGCCAAATCAAAACCAAGATCAACAAGAAGACAAATCATGGAAAACCAATCACCATGCTTCCAAGCAGACACAACAGCCAAAAGCCGTAGGAGTCTGCGAACTGCTTTAATCCAAGTGGTAGGGTCAGTGCATTTTTCTTTGATGGTCTTGTAAACTTGAGAGACCTTTGTAGCAAATTCAATGAGTTCACCACCGGGCATCACTGACCAAATAGTTGGGCCGGGGTTAAGTTCAACATCCCCTGCTAACTTCAACAAAGAAAAATTTGTGGCACCCTCAGACAGAATGGTAGACAAAGTTGCTTCGGGGATGGGTTCAGAAACAAGCTTAGTAGAATAACCACTAGTAGACAATGACGTAAAAACTGCAGCCAAACCATTCAGGGGTGTTTTCTCCACAAATTCTGCTGTTATGTGGTTAGTGCGCACGAGTGTACGCGAAGCAGTTCCTTGCTCATGAGGAGAATTAGGCACACGGGTAAAAGGCCTGGGAGCGTATGCCTTAAGATTTCTAAACCTAGTAAACAATGCAAACCGGAGGTCAACAAGAGGGTCGTCCTCCTTCTTGGTCTGTTCAGGTAACAGATCAACATTGCGCACCCGAATGGAAAGAGTCCCAAAGTGCGCAGCTGGAGGGTGTCCAAAAAGTCTGGGTTTTTTCTTGTAGTCTGCATAGCCACAATAACTGGTTGGAATAGCACTCAAAGGTGTAGTATAGGGTATTGACATCTGGACCTGATTCAAACCTTGCCCTATCACAGAGTGTATAATTGGGCAGAAGCCTCCACTCAGTACAGAGGAGCGCTTCACCGCTGTGACAGTGTCACCAGGACTGGGGGCAGAAAAGGCCAAAAGTTTTGGCTCCGGCGCGCCAACGGGGCGCCAACCGACCCAATAGTCCACGGCAGGCAAAGGCTTTGAGGAGACAGAGGTGGGTTGAACAGCCACTCCCAAGTCAGCAGTAAAGTAAGTGAAGGCGCGTAACATGTAGTCACGCACAGTTTTGTCCAATTTAAAATTTGGTGTCACAAAAGGATTCAACTGGGTGTCGCCGCTGTGTGTGTGGGTAGTATTGGCTGTCACATCACATGAGTTGGCAAAACCAGAAAAGAAGTACCTATCAAACAAAAATTCCAAATTAGTATGTGAAACAACATTGGGCATAGCAAATGAATGGGAGTCGCTGGTTTCTGAGGGGTCGGAGGGTCCAACTGCTCCAGTCTCCATGTTTTCTGTGCCCTCCGTGCGGGGGTAAGTGTCCACCGGAAAACGCAAACAAAAGTCAGAACCAGCAGAAAAGAAGACTAAAACATCAGCCCGTGTTGGAACATTTGGTGGGAAAGTCAAATTAGTGAGTTGGTAAATTTGCAACCAGCCGACTGCATTCAAGGCTGAAGGCTGATCATCCTCATGAGTAAACCTGTAAGCTGATGCAGAAATGTAGGGCACAACAAATTTAAAACTTGAGTTTAATCCCAAATCCCAAATAGAATAAGTGCCCTGCATGGCCTCATCCAAAGACTGAGGTTCCCGACCAGGAGGCACATAACACACAACAAATTTTCCTTGACACATAGCACTTCCTGTAAAAAGTAAATCCATACAAATGGAACCTCTATACTGGGTGTACTGAAGAGAAAGCGCAGACACATAAGTGTTGCGGAAAGTCATAGAAGTAAAAGTCAAATCAGTATTTACAAGAGGCTTAGTCTGTAAAACATTACTCACTGGAAAGGAAGGCACTGGTTTGTAGTTTTGAACAGAAACTTCAGCCAAAGTTGGTATAACAGCTACTTGCAGGAAATCAGTGAACTTTCCAGGTATAAAACTGCGCTCCGGCAACCAAGATGGTGTGTATACTGGTGGAGGCGCAGAAGGTTCACTGGACACAAATTGCCTGTCATACGGCTGGGTGCCGGGAATGCCCTGTGCGACAGCTTGGCGCAAGCCGTTCGCCACAAAATCAGTGGGAGTGATGGTTGTTGTGATTTGAACCTGTGTTGGAGCTCCAGTGCCAAATTGCAGGGGTGAAACCACAACTATGACAAGAGTCCAAGGACAATGCAAAGTAGGACTTGAAGAAGGGGCAAAATTTGTATACGGGACCTCAAGGTCAACCGTTGTGTTAGTTCTCAAATTTAAAAATTGATGGGGAAACAGGGTAATCTGCTGAGGAGGAAAACCGGGGGGAAAAGCCTCATATGTGTTCCACACCCACGTGCCGGGTGTAGAATCCGTGGTTTTGTCTCGCCACGAACCAAGAAAATCCTGTTGTGCAGTGCTAAGGTACTCAGGAATCATGGCAACCAAAAGGCAGCCACTGTGGAACTGGCTGGCATTGCACTGCACCTGAATCTTCCACCCATTCTTAATGTAGGCGTGGGTTTCAATGAAAGCTTTGTACATTCCAGAGACCTTAATAAGACCAGGGCACATGGGAAGAGGGATTGTCAAATGGTCCCAAATGTTTCTGGATGTCTCCCACTGTGCAAGCTGAAACGTAAATCCTCGCTCAACGGACTGCTCAGCCTTGCTGGGGGTGTCTTGAGCACTGGAGGGCTGGGTGTGTTTGCCTGGTGCGTAGTTGTAGCCACGCAAAATGCCCACTGATGACTGGGTCGTGCGACTGGTGTTCCCGTCAAGAACAGTGACAATTCTGTCAGGTTGTCGTGTTACGTCCTCAGTGTCCTGGTCAAGCAGTGCCACAGATGACGCAGTTCCGAGAATGTCCAAGATGGAAGAAAAAGGGTTGGAACTTGAGCCTGGTTGACCACCAATGTTTTGTGAAGTCATGCCATCCAAGTCCACTGAATTTTGGTAGTGCTGCATATAATAGTTGTTGACTATAGTGCCGTTGTTGCCAGACTCATTGTTGTGCCCGCCCTCGGGGCGGGAGTGTCCGGCACCACGACACTGCTCATTCCGCAGGGAGTTTGCGAGCGTGCGGCGGTGCTGAACTGGGTGCAACTGCAAACAAAATTGAGCCAAGGACTCTATCCAAGTAGGGATTTTGTAAGAGGAAGCCAGCTTGACACGAGTTGGAGGGCCTGAAAGGTACATCCGGTCATCATCAATGCAAAGCCATTTGTCTACACGTGCCTCAGTTCTAGACAAGTCCACCTTAACTACTGCATGCCAATAGTCTTCACCAGGGACGGGTTCAGAGCAAAGACAAAAGTTGTAGGGGTGGGAGGTGGCATTCCTAACATACCCGTGCTGTTGCATGGGGAAAGGCCCGTGACAAAGTCCTGTTTCAACGGCAAAAGCAGCAGGATAATACCCGTTAAACAAATCTGTCTGGAGAATGGACTGCCAAGCCGTGAGATAATACCGAATGCCAGAAGTGGTTGGAGTGACCTTAGTCACGTGATTGGTCACGTCACACAGGGTGTAATAGTGAGACAGTGCCGCAACCCAGCAGTTGTTGTCTTTGTTTGGAAATTCAGCCAATTCAAGTGGAAGGGGCAATTCGTTGTCAAGGAGAGGTCCTTGTTTAGGGGAGCAAATTTCAGTAGCAAGACCAGCGAACACGTTGCAAATCATGTTTCCTGCCATTGTCACCATAGAACAAGTAGTTTTAAAAGGAAAGGGCGCGGCCCACCGCTACCCTGTAGGGGCATAGACGCTTTTTAAACCGGGCTGCATCTGTAAAGCAGTGCACCACGGTCTCCTACTCAGATCCGCACTCTCTGAAGGTTACGTGCGGGTACCTGTAGGACATCCTTAGCCCCTAGACATGTGTGCATTCAGAACAAGGCCGAGGGAGAGCTCGGCTTACCACCTAATGCGTACTAAGCCATACTACTAAGAGTGAGCGCCAGGATGGGGTCGTCCTGGATGTGAGAGGTGCTGTAAACACTGGGCTTTTGGCCACGGGGGCTCGTGTTACCACGAGGGGGATCCACCGCCAACTCACACAGCGCTACCACGCTCAAACTGTTCATGTGGCTGTTCGGCTTCGGTTGCAGGCTTGAGAAACACATGCCAGAAACATACCCACGGCAAGATCCACAAGGTGTGGGGCCTTCAGGGCTGCGCGTTAAGACGCGACGGCTAGTTCCAATGCCGCCAGGGGGATAGAAAGAAGACCCCTGCTAAAGTGGAACGAAAAGTGAAAGTTGGGTGAAGGAAGAAGGGAGGGCCCCGACCTCGTTCGCAGGTACTGAGTGTCACTACCTCGTTTCATCAGTAGTAACAAGTTCCCACACTACTAGAACTCGGAGCGACCTGTGCCTGTCGCCCTCCGATTGGCAAACGACCAACACATCAATAGGGGTTTAGTTGGAAGAAAAGCAATCTTCAGGGAAGGGGAAATGGTCTCGACTCAAAAGAATCGGGTCTCAAAACATTGAGGTGCCATTCTTTCTGAGAGCCAAGCATCAAGAGTAATCTTCTTTGAGCATCCACCAAGACGTTGGGGCTCAAAAACAATGAGATGTCAAAACCTCAGTTACAAAA